GCGGAGTCCAGCCCGAACAGGCATCTCTTCTTCCCGCTTATCATCTCTTCCGGGCCGTCGATGTAGCCTAGAAATGTAATCGCCATGGTTATCTCTCCTTTCGCAAAAGGCGGGGCGTAACGCCCCGCCTTTATATGTTTTGTGCCGCCTTACTTACCGCCGGCGGCGACCAGCTGGGTGAGCTTGGAGGCGTTCGCCGTGGTGCTTGCCCGCACCAGGTAGGCCTCTCCCGCCGCGATGCTCGTGCCGGAGTCGCCGGACACGTTTTTCAGTGTGAAGGCGTTCGTGCCGCCCTCGTTGACCACGATGGCCACTGCGCCGTCCGGCAGGCCCAGGGTAACGGTTTTCGACGCCGCCGACAGGGTGATGCCGATGTACTGCGCCGCCTTCTGCTCCTCCGTCAGGGTGACGTTCGCCCCGCTGGAGATCACGGTGCTGCCCATGACGCCCTTTACTGCGAGTCTGGTGAATTCCATCTCCGCACCCCCTTAGGAGAGCGGATCCGCGCCGCTGACGCCAGCCACGGCGATGGCCCGCCAGTCATTGAAGCCTGCGGTGAACCGGGCGTAGCCGTCCCAGACGTTGGCGTTGGTGTTGTTGTCCACGAAGCTGTTGACGTCCAGCGCGATACGATCCTGCCAGATCAGGCTGTCGTAGGTCTCGTTGTACCGGCTGTCCATCAGGACCCAGGGAGCCGTGCCGGCCGTGATGAACTGGTTCAGATAGGGCCAGACGATCACGTTCCACCGGCCGAACTGGTAGTTGAACGCATTGTTGGCGGTCTCCGGATCAGCTTCGGAGCCCACGGCCGCAAACACGGCCTTCTTCAGGCTGTGGATGTTGGGGATGAGGATGGTGTCCGGAGACACGTCCAGGATCTCGTCGTTGTCGCCTCTGGTGTTCTGCATTACCGTCGCCAGCTTGCCCAGAGCGTCGTCGCTGAAGGCGTCGCCGAAGAGGTTGGACTGGGCGGCGCCCTTGACCTTGGCCGGATGAGAGGCGGAGAACAGAGCCTGGCCGTCCGCGCCGGTGAGGTCGAACTCGCCGTCCATGAACTTGATCGTGGTGGAACCGGAGATGGCCCCGCCGATCAGCGCGGCGCCCAGCTTCTCACGAGTCCGGTAGTAAGCGGTGACGAAGGCCTCAGGTTTCTTCCGCAGGTCACCGATCTTGGCGTCCTCGATGATCTTCCGGGAGATGGAGAAACGGTTCTTCCAGGTCAGGTCAGCGATGGTCTTGCTGAACCCTTCCTCCATGCCGTCCGTGGGATGGGCGCCGTTCTCACCGACGACCCGGAAGCCCTCCATGGCGGTCATACTGGTGTACTTCTCGGCCCAGTTGTTGGACTTGCGGCTGACGAAGATCTTGGAGGCGATGCTCTCGGCCTCGAAGGCCTCCGCCCGTTTCTGGATCATCATGCGGATCGGGGCCTGGCTCTTGCCATAGATGCTGTCGTTGACGCCGGAAGCCTCGGAAAAAGTGATATTAGCCATTATACTGCTCCTCCTCTCTTAAGAAAATCTGACCAGGACACGGCTGCCGCTGGCGTCGCCGTCCTTGGCGACGATCTCCGCCACGCCGCTGGTGGTAGTGCCGGTGACCTGCAGGCCGTTGGAGGCGTGGAGTGTCACCTTCTGGCCGACGTTGACACCGGACAGGCTGGCACTGTTGGTGGTCTCGAAGATCTCATCCGCGTTGACGCGGATCACGGGCACGATGGTGCCGGCAGTGACGGCGGCATCATAATCCGCCATGCAAATGTAAACGGGCTTGGTGGTGCCGGTGGCGATAGCCAGCTTGCCGCTGGACATGATCATCGCCATGCCGATCTTGGGGGTGATGGCGCTGCAGGGCAGGTACTCCCAGGGAGTGATCCGCCCCTCCTCATTGGAATGAGGGATAAAACCTCTCACGGTTATTGCTCCTTTCTTAGCCGAATTTCTTCTTGTCGGCGTTATAGAACTTCTGGATGTCTGCGTCAGAAGCTCCGGGATTCAGTGCCCGGAAGAGATCCAGTTCGTCACGCGGGACAGACAGCGCCCCGGTACCCTGTTGCTTCGTCGCGTTGAGATGCTGCTTGCCGCCGCTCTTCGCCGCAGCACGGTTGGACTGCAGGCCGGCCAGACGATCCTTCGCCGCCAGCGTGTATGCGTCCACGAAATCCAGACCCTTGTCGACGTAGCCCCGGAATTTCTCCCCGGCCTCGGACCGCAGGATGGCTCCCAGATCAGTCATCGCCGGATCCATGGCCCGGATCTGGGCGAGCTGCCGCTGTACCTCCGCGCTGTCTACGGCCTCTGTCCGCTGAGGCGGAGGCGGCTGCATCTTCATGATGGCGGATTGCACCACCCGCTCAAGGTCCTGCGCCGTACCCCGCCCAGAAGCGATCCGCTCGTCGCTCATGGACCTTTCGTAGGCCTCCAAGGCATCAACGGTGTCGATATCCCGGTCGCCGTCCTTCAGCCCCACCCGCTTCAGCAGGGCGGACACATCGGCCCTGGCCTGCTGATAGGCGGCTCGGTATGCCTGCTCCTCCCGCTGACGGATCCGACGGCCCTCTGCCTGCCTGGCCCGCTCCTGCACGGACAGCTCAGGCTTAGGCTCCTCTGCCGCCGGCGCGGCCGGGGTAGTTTCCGCTGTCTGATTCTCTTCTGCCGCCGGGGTCTCTTCCTTCGTTACTGCATCTTCAAACAGACTATCCAGATTCTCGTTTTCCATTGTGTCCTCCTGGCCCTTTTTCGCTGGCCGGGCGAATAGATTTTTACCCGTTCTCTGGGGATCGGCTGAGTCGCCGCAGCTCTCTGATCATCGGATGTTACTTCCCGGCGCGGAGATCTTTGCCCCGGGTGACCTTGCTCTTGCCCTTGTCGCCCTTGGCCTGATTCGGGGCCTGGACGACCTGGGCACCGCCGTTCTTGATCTTACCGATGTAGCCCTTCGTGGTGTTCGCCATGGTGTCTCCTCCTTCCGTCGGGTATTTTGGCCTTTGCGCGCTGGCCGGGCGAATATCTCATCCCCCGCGTCCGGGGGAGAAATCACATAAGGGGCCGCTGCTGCGCCTGCATGGCCTGCGCTGTCCGCCAAGCATCCTCCCTGGCCTGACGATCCGCTTCGATCATGGCCTGCTGGTCGGCGTCCTGGCGCTGCTGCTGCCGCGCCATCTGCTCCTGCTGCATCTGCGCCATCTGCAGGGCCTGCTGCATCTGCATCTGCTGCTGCTGCATCTGCTGCTGCTCCGCCTTGAGCTGCTCCAAGTATTCCTTGGTGTCGCTGGCGCCGGGGTAGTGGAGGAGCTCCAGCTTGGTCCAGTACAGCAGCAAGGTGTTGAGATCCTGCGGGTTCCCGAACGCACCCATCTGGAACATCTGTGTGGTATCGCTCCACATCTGCTGCCTGTTGTTCGCCAAAGGCGCCGATGTATCACAGGAAAAGAGGAACCGGTCGTCGTCCAGGATACAGATCCATTCCCCGGTCTGCGGATCCTGTTCATAGAAGTCGTGCCGGTCAAAGGCTTCATACTGCGCCTGCCCCCGGTCATCCGTAGCCACCACAGGCCTGGGCTCGTCGGCATATGCCACCTTCAGCTGGGCGATGCGCTTGAAGAGCTCCGCGTAGGCAGCCTCTTTCAGCACCCGCTTGCTCTCCAGCCGGCCGGCGCTCTGCTGGGCGGCGAATTCCTTAGCCACGCCGCTTTGGGCGGTGGTGTCCCGTCTGCCCTGGAAGGAGTCCGTGATGCCCAGGATCTGCCGGGCCTCCTCGTACACCTGGGCCAGGTAGGCCATCTCCTGGGATAGATCACCGCTGAACTGATGCACGCCGATCATGGCCATGTCCTGCGGCTTGGAGAGATAGATCTTTTCCTGATCCTCCGGATCGATACGGATGTCCGCGTTGTCCGGCAGGGTGATCCGGGTGCCGGCCTTGATGAAGCGGTCGATGATCTTGGTCTCCATTCGGGAAACGGTGTTCTGCTGGTCCGCGATCTTGTCCACATCGCTGTCCCCCAGCAGCTGCCCGAACAGACTTACGTTCCGCTGCAGGAACACGGGGAACACGTCGGGCTTGTAGTACGGAAGACGGGTGGGTGTCTTAGCTGGCAGGCCCATCTCGTCGTAGCCAAAAGTGCTGCCTGGAATATGCCGGCCGCCTGTCGTCGTGAGGCCTTCCTCTTTCCAGATATCCTCCGTATCCTCCACGCTCTCGATGGACTGATTCGCTCCGCACACAGGGCAGACTTCTGCGTCCGGCTTGAGCGCTTCGCCGCACCGGGAGCAGAGCCGCACCCGACGGGCCTGATAGTCCTCCATGTCCTCCAGGACCGTATCATTGACCCAGCTGTACCGGCCGATCCCACCGTCATCGTTGCGGTAGAATGCGACGTACTGGGTCACCATGTCATCCGCAGTGCTGGATTCTTCGTCCAGCGTCCGGGCGGAAGGATCCTCCTCGGATTCCGTCTCGTCCAGCTTCTTGCCGTAGGCCCGCTCGATGTAGGACCGCGTCTGAGGCAGCTTGACCACGATAGCGTCCATATCCTCCACTGAGGTGTATACGCCGTCCTGGGGGATCACCTGCTTGGGATGCAGCAGGGATACGCTCACGTCGCCCTGCGTAGACTTGGTGGTGCTGGACTCATCCCACTCCACCAGCCAATACACACCGCCTTGAATGGGGACGACGCGCTCCGCCAGGTCGTTCAGGACCTCCATGGGCAGCCGATCCAGCTCGTTCCGGAGCATGTCCTCCAGGATCTTCGCCCTGCCCTCGTCGGACTGCCGGCGAGCGGTGACCTTGGGCTGCGGGATGGTGGAGGACACCTCGCTTTCGATGTTCTCCGCCACGATGTTCCGCAGATGGCTGGTCCGACGGCGGCTGCCGCTGCGCTCCGTATCCCTGGCGGTCAGCGGCGTCAGCTCGCGGACATCGCCCCGGTACAGCTGCTCCCGGTGATCCATGCGCTCGGCCTGATCACCCAGGGCGGCTTCGTTCTTTGCTGCCCATTCCTTCCATTCGTCCAGATTCCGCCTCATTCCAGCGCCTCCCGTCTCACCGTCACCAGGGCCTTTGCCAAATCATCGATCAGCTGATGCCCCACCCGCTCCTGCATGGGGTCTTCCACGTTGGTCAGGAACGTGGTTTTCAGGTGGAGGAGTTCGTGGACCAGGGTCTTCTCGTAGTCGAACGGCACGATGCGGTTCCCGTAGAGATCCGGGTCCATGATCTCTATTTTGGCCTGCTTGCCCACCTCGTTGTAGGTCACGCAGCCCACCGCCGTGGGATCATCCATGTCCTCCGGCTCGCAGCAGTCGTAGAGCTTGATTGTCCAGTCCTGCAGCCCCAACCGCGTCACCCAATAGTCCAGCTTCGCGCTCATCTCTTCGGCTCCCCCCATCTGCGCCGAAGAAGCTCTCTGTCTTCCTTATCGGCGCGGAAGTAATCCTCCCACATGTCCTCGGTCCACTGTGTCTTGCCCTCTGGGGCTTTGGTTTTCACCGCCACGGTCTGCTGGTCTCTGATATACCAGGCGATAGCCAGCGCCATCACGCAGTCATCATGGGCGCCTTCTTCGGCTTCCGGCCGGAGCTTCTTCGCCTCGTTCCGGACGAAGGTGAGCATCTCCTCCAGCGTCGTGCGGTCGTTCACCAGATCGATGCCGTCCCGCATCGCCTCGATCAGCTGCCCGATGATCACCGGGCGCGTCACCGCCGTGGTCTTGAAGCCATAGGCCTTCCGGAACGCCCCGGTGTAGGTGTCCTCCTGCTCCCTGACGTACAGGTTCTTGTACCCGAACTCCTCCAGCTTCTTCAGGGGGTAGATGCTGAAGTTGGCCTCGATCCCCACCAGCGCCTCGTTGTAGTAGTTCCCCAGGTGGAAGACCTGCTCGGCGAAGGTGTCGTCGTCGTACTGGTGGCGGAGCATGGCCACCTGCTCCCCGGTGATGTTGTCCAGCACGTGGGCCACGTAGAAGTCAGATCCCTCGCCGGCGGTGTCCCCGCCGATCACGTAGGGCCTGCCCTCCTCCGGCTCCCGCCAGATCTGGATGGGCCCTGTCTTGTCGTTGGACCACACGCCGCCCTCGAACAGCCCGCGCCGGAGGGGCTCCGGGATCCTGGACAGCCGCTCGGATACTGCCTGCCCGTCGAAGACCGTCCGCCCCGTGACCCCCCACTCACCCAGGCAGTAGACCTGGTAGTAATAGGGGTCCGTATCCCGGAAGGCCTCGAGCACCTGCCTGTCCTTCTCAGGCAGGAAGCGGTTGTCCTTATAGGTGCTGCGGTGGGTCTGCACCTCCGGATCGGTCCGGTCGAAGAACCGTCTCTTCAGCCAGTGCGTGATGCTCACGGGGTTGAAGCTGAGGATGATCTGCTGGTAGTACTTCGTCTCGCCGCGGAGACGAATGGTAAGCTGGTTGTAGTCGGCCTCGGTGATCTCGCTGGCCTCCTCGATCCAGATGCCCGTGATGTTGTAGATGGATTTGAGCTTCTCCACGTCGTCCAGCCCGGCGAAGAGGATCTCGCTGCCGTTGGGGAAGGAGATCCGCATATCGGACTGGTTGATCTTCGCGCCGGCTGTCGGATAGAACTCAGCCAGCTGACCGCGGAGCTGGGCGAAGCAGCTGTCCCGCAGGGTCTTGGCCACCTTCCGGCAGACCAGCCACCTGTGGCCCTCCTCCGTCGTTACACGCTCCAAAACCTTCCGGCCGGCGAAGATACTCTTCCCGCTGCCGCCTCCACCACAGAGGACGAGACGCGGGTGCTGGTCGAAGAACAGAGGGATGAAGGATTCGTTGTTCGATTCCTTCAGCGCCTGCCACCACTCCAGCAGGGCGATGTCGTCATCGATTTGCATCGATCAGCTCACGCAGCCGGGCCTGCTTGTCCTCCAATGTCAACTGGACCTGGACCCGCTGAGGCTCCTGCTGTCCGCCGATCTTGGTGAGGAGATCCGCAGCCTTGATCATATCGGCAGCTTTGGTCTCCACCTCAGCCTGGCCACGCATGATCTGCGTGATCCTCTGCCGGATCTCCACGATGTCCGCGATGCTGTTCCGCTCAGCCTGTTCACGGGCCTCACGGGTCAGCTCATCAATTCTGTTACGCACCGCAACATTCTGCAACAGGCGCCGGGCCGCAGATCCTGCGGTCTCGTCGTCCTTAACCTTGTACCCGGCCTTCTTATACGCAGAAGTGGCGTTGCCGTCGACAGCATACGCCTGACAGAATCTCTCCCAGCGCGTGTTCTCAAGCATGCACGCCACCTCCTTACAGTTTTCTCGCCTCCAGTTTATCGGTATGCACACGTGGGTTCAACCTGCTATCGCCTAGATATTGCGGCCCGCACAACATGTGGGGAAGATTTTTTCAAATTTGGGGTTGACAACAGGTTGAACCTGTGCTACCTTAGAGGCACAACACAGGTTCAACCTGTCACGCTGAAAGGAGAAAACGAAATGAAAACCAAGCAAATCCAAGTCAAAACCATCTACGATATCGAAATCGAGTTCAAGGACTTCACCAAAATCTTCACCGAAGCCAAAAACGACCCCACCCGGATCGATGCCTTCCAGGACTTCAACCTCGACGATACCACGATCGGTAACCTCCGCGATTGCTTCAAGAATCTCAGCGCTTTCTGTTTCGATCCACGCTGCGAGCAGGCGTGCAAAGACCTCCGGTATATCGTCAGAAAGCTGGGCTTCGACAACATCGAGAACTACGGCGGATTCTTCAAGGGTAAAGAAACCTACAGCATCACCGTATCAAATAACGGCGCAGACATCTAAGCCGAAACCCCCTTCGGGGGTCGAGCGGAACCGCCCCACCGCTCCTGATGATGGCAGGGCAGAAAGGAAAACAACAATGACAATTAAAGCTCTTGAACACATCCACCAGTTGCTGCGGGACGAAGTAGAAACCTGCGCCAAGCTGGAACAAAACCTTCGCGAGAAGCGCAACCTCGAGGAAGACAAACAAGACGCCGGAGAACTCAACAACTACAAGAAAACCTACGACAGATGGTCCCGAACCAATGCCTGGCTCCAGGAAGCACGAGACGTCCTCGACGAGTTCGAGTATGAAAACTGGAAATAAAGCCGAAACCCCTTCGGGGGTCTTCCGGGGATCGCCTCCCGGGACTGATGATGGCAGGCGAGAAAGGACAAAGCAATGAAATACACTGTTACGTTCACGCAGTACTGGACCTACGATGTCGAAGCGAAAACCACCCAAGAAGCAGAAAGCCTGGCTCACGAAATATTCCTGCGGGATATGTATCGTCCGGTCGCAATCACCTCATATGACGAGGTTGAGGTTGACCCGGATGTGGACGAAGAAGACGCTGATGGCTACGAAGAGGAAAAAGACTACTGGAAAGATTCGTAACCGAGTGTAAGGTTGACTCTCAGTTCAACCTGTGGTACACTCAACCAGAAGGAGATGATCCCCATCAGCAAAGCAGCAAACGCACGATACGACGCGAAGAACACCATCCACTACGGATTCAAGCTCAACCGCAACACGGACGCAGATCTGATCGAGATGCTGGAAGCAGCAGACAACAAGCAGGCGCTGATCAAGGAAGCGCTGAGGAAATACCGGGGGGCCTAAGCTCCCCGGCTTTTTCTTATCCTCGCCTTCAACGCATCCAGGAGACACTCCTGGGTGCGTCCTTTGTCATGCAGGGCTGCCACCACTGCCTCATCCATGCTGTCCTGGACCACCAGCAGATGGGAGATCACCGGATACTCCTGACCCTGCCGGTGCAGTCTGGCGTTGGCCTGCTGGAACAGCTCCAGGGTCCAGTTGGGATAACCGAACCACACGATATGATGCCCGCCGGCCTGCAGGTTGAGGCCATACGCGCAGCTCATGGGCTGGGCAAGCAGGAGATCCACCTCTCCTCTGTTCCAGGCATCGGCGTCCTCAGCGCCGCACAGCACCCGCACCCGCAGGTCCGTCTTCTCCAGGGCCTGCAGCAGCCGCTCCTGCTCGTGCTTGAACCAATAGAACACCAGGGCATGCTCGCCGTGCAGCTGTTCCACCAGCTCCATGAAGGCCTCCACCTTGCAGTCGTGGATCCAGGCCCACTCCGTACCGGACCCATAAGCCGCCCCGCTGCACAGCTGCAGCAGCTTGCCGTTCAGCACCGCAGCGGAGCCGGCCGTGATCATCTGCTCGTCCACTGACAGAAGCATATCCTGTTCCATTCGATCGTATGCCTTCCGCGCTGCCGGATCCAGCACCACGGGTACCACGTCCTCGATGTAGTCCGGAAGGTCCAGATAGTCCTCCGCCTTCATGCTCAGGCATATATCGCTGATCCGCGCCTGGATGCGTTCTGCGGCCTCTTTCTGCGGAGAGTACGTCCGGTACATCTGCCCGGGGTACGCATAGTCCTGAATGAAATAGGCCTCCCGGAAGGACGATATCGTCTTCCCCAGTCGCTCTCCTCCGTCCAGCAGCCAGATCTGCGCCCAGAGATCCTCCAGGCCATTCGGCGCCGGCGTGCCTGTCAGCTCCACCAGGCGCTTGATCCGTGGCCGCACCAACTTCAGCGACTTGAACCGCTTGCTCTGGCTGTTCTTGAAGCTCGACGACTCATCCAGCACCACCATGTCGAAGGGCCACGCGGCTCTGTAGTGATCCACCAGCCAGGTGACGTTCTCCCGATTGATCACCCATACGTCCCCCGGCGTGTCCAGGGCCCGCAGACGCTGCTTCAGCGTTCCCAGCACCGGCACGATCCTCAGATGCTGCAGATGGTCCCACTTTGCCGCCTCGGTGGACCAGGTTGACTCTGCGACTTTTTTGGGGGCGATGATTAGGCACCTTGATATCTGCCACCGGTTATACCGCAGCTCGTTCACAGCGGTCAGGGTGATCACGGTTTTGCCGAGACCCATCTCCAGGAACAGGCCCACGGACGGATCTTTAACGATTCTGTGAATGGCGTACCGCTGGTACCTGTGCGGAATGAATCTCATTATTCGATCACCTCCAGAAATCTATCCACGTCGTCCCGGCCGATCAGCACAACGGCCAGGGCGCCTCTATCCTTCAGCTGCCGCAGGATCAGGGCTTGCCGGGGCGACAGCCTCCCGTCGTCAGCCTTCAGCTCGACGAACCATATCTCCCCGGCCCGGGTGACGACGATCCTGTCCGGCACTCCGCTCGTCCCCGGGGACACGAACTTCCAGCACAGCCCTCCCCGCGCCTTCACTCCTGACACAAGCCGTCGTTCGACGGCTGATTCTTTTTCTCGCATTGTTTTGACCTCCTGTAACAAATGGAACGTTTTTCCCTATACATATACGCGTATAGGCGTTTAAGACGTACACAGGGGTATTTTCCTCTTTATGCTCTTAATTTACTTTTTGTTGCAGAGAATGTAACAATGTAACAAAATAGGACTTTGGCCTTGATTTATAGGGCTTTGCGGCGGTAACATTCTAGGCAACATTATTGTTACTCTGTTACCCTGAGAATGTTACGGCCGCTCAGCGCATGTTACTGCTTTCTCTCGAAACATCTCTGCACGTCGTACGGCTTCCCAGCGCGCTTTACTCCTACTGCTTCCCAGCCCGGCATTCTTTCCAGAATCTGGTTGATCTCCCGGCTGTCGGTCTTCCGCATATCACCCATCCGGTTGTCCAGCACCTCGCACCAGATCTCCAAAGCGCACACCCTGCTGCGAGGCGCCAGCTCGCCGTCATACTTCAGGCCCCCGTCCTTCCAGGCCTTCCGCTGCCGCAGGTCCCACTTAGACCAGTCCGCTGGTATCTGCTCATCCAGGAAGGCGGCTATCCGGCCCTCTCGGACATCGCTCTGCCGGTGCTCCTCCTGGATGGCTATGGCCACCTGCTCCAGCTCGGTCGGGAGGTGCAGCGGCTCACCCAGACGCCAATACGCCACGGCCTCAGCCCAGATCTGATCACGCTCGCCGTCCAGATCCTTGAAGACGTTCTTGGTCCGTCCCTGCACGTCGATGTCCACCGGCCAGAACCTCCGGTTACCGGTCAGATCGGTGAGGCACTCCCGCGAATTGGTCGTCCCGAAGAAGACGCACTGCCGCGCCCGCTCCGCCGTGTATCGTCCGTAAGCGGCCCGGTAGTAGTCCGACGTCTTGGTGAGGAACTGCTTGACCTGGTTGATGTCGCTCTTCGCCATAGCCTGCATCTCCGCGATCTCGTTGATCCACGTGCCCTGGATGGTCTCCATGGAGTCCTTGTCTCCGAAGGTCCGCAGCGAGTCGCTGAACCACTCCCCGCCCAGCTTGGCGAGGATGGTGCTCTTGTGCCGGCCCTGACCACCCACCAGGATGAGCATGGTGTCGTACTTGCACCCAGGCGTCATCACTCTGGCCACAGCGGCCACGAGGCTCTTGCGGGTGACAGCGCGGGTGTACTCTGTGTCTGCGGCGCCCAGGTAATCCACCAGCAGCGTATCCAGTCTGGCCACACCGTCCCACCGCAGCTCCGCGAGATAGTCCCGGACCGGGTGGTAGGCAGCGGCGCGGGCCACGATGGCCACGACGTCGAAGAGGTCCTGCCTGGAGATCTTGCCCAGGAATGGCTCCAAGTAGCGTCTGAGGCTCGCGGCGTCGTCGTCGTCGAAT